CGATTGTCCGGGATCGAGCGGATCGGTTATCGAAAGAGCGTTCTTTTCGGATAATTCAAATATGCCTTCGAGTGATCCGGTTACCTGAATGGCGATGTCTAACAGGCTTTGCGATTCTAATACTTTCGCTTCCATTTCAAATAAATTAAGATTACTAATGCGATTGCAAGAACGATCCCCCACACAACCGGGAATGAATAACCCGTATCTGTTTCTGTTCTCTGTTTTACACCTGTAACGGTCTGATCGCTTTGGTTTTCTTCTTGGGTAAATTCTTTTGTTTCGGATATTACCCTCTTTTCTGTCTCTTTTTCTGTTGCATCGGTTTCGTTAGTCAAATCGATATGGTTGATTTCCGAGACGGGGGGCAAACCTGTGAGGCTGTCGGGCGGTTTGTCTGTATCGTATTTTGTTTGCTCAATATGGATATTTAAACGTTGTTTAAATGCTTTTTCAATAGCCCGGTTGACCGCTACACCGAGCCGTTGTTCTTCCCATTGTGAACGTTTCAATTCAATGTCTTTTTTTTCGTTCCATGAAAAGTCTTGTTTTGACTTGCAGCCGGAAAACAAACACAGTGCAATAGAAATGATCAAGCCTAAAACCCATATCAGAAATCCGGAATAACTATATGTTTTTTTCATTGTGCATTTTTAAATAATTGAGACTTAAGCTGTCTTTTATATTCACTCACTCTCTTATTACCCAAATCGAAATATTCGTCATCAATTTCTATTGATATATAATCACATCCGAAATTTATACATGCTATATCGGTTGATCCTGGCCCTCTGAAAGTATCGAGCACCAGTGCTCCCGGTTTGCAAACCAATGCGAGCAAGCGTTCTAACAATCGAGGCGGTTTTTGCGTAGGATGGATAGTCTTATAGTGTTCGCGCGGTTGTCTTATTATAGATTTTTCGTTCATACCCTCCGTAATGCTTTGCAGCGTTTTTACACTTCGGTGTTGCCCTCTTAAAACTCCCTGTATAGTTGTATTATTTTTTCTTTTTTTATTATCGCCATACACAACTATTCTTTTTTCTATATATTCATTTATAGCAGTTAATTCTTTTGGATTATTCAATGCAGATTTAATGCGTTTAAGATCGTTATGTATTGCTTCAAAATTGTCTATTTTTGCTTCTATATAGGGTATTTTTGCTTTTCTTATAATACCATTACCTTTGGTATGTATGGACACCGTTTCATGAACGCGGGATATAGCTATCAACGGGCTACTGCAATATGATTTATCCCATATAATTTCCTCTTTGAAAGTAAATCCTAAATCACCCAAAATAGTATTCCAACGATAAAAGGAAGTTCCACGCCCAAACAAAACAACAAAGCCGTCTTTTTTTAGTATCCGTTTCACTTGCTTGAAATATTCAGTTTCGTCGAATGGGCGGTCTAGCTTCTGATTTTTCAGATACAAATAGGGTGGATCGGTCAATATTACATCGATTGACTCATCGGGCAGAAATTTCATTAATTCAACGCAATCCCCTTTATATGATTGGTTTCTTTCTAAGATCATTTTGAGTTACTTTTATTGGAATTTAAGAGAAATATAAATCGGCTTCATCTTTTCGCCTTTTGACCAGACCGCCTAAAACGGTCTTAATACCGTTAACCGTTCCGAATTTCCATCTTGAAAACTCATACCGGATAGCCGGATCGTTTGGGTTGGCTTTCATTTTCCGTAACAATGTCGATTTTTGGAAATTTCCAACACCCACATTAAAGACAAAGGACACCAGCGCATCAAACTGATTCTGGGTAATGTTCAATCCTTGTTTGTTGACGGCATTTTCGGCGGTCTGCAAATCTTCACGTAAAAAGTTAACCGCCTGATCTTTTGTTATTGTTTGACCTAGCTTTACGCCTTTGGTGTGACCCCATCCGATGGTCGGAATGCCACAAGCATCGAGATAGGCGTTTAACTCTAATTTTTCGTGGGCTTTGATCAATTGTATGGTTTTATCGCTTGTTTTCATCGTGTTCGTCTTTATTATTAATTATTTTCACCTTGTAAGAGTAATCGATGCCGAAGATCGCTCCCACAAATGTTAATATCTCACCGAATGCTATTAGTACGGAATTATCAATTATGCCAACAGGAGGAACGCAAAACCCGGCTATCAGCAAACCGCAACCAACCACTATTAGGACGGCGGAAACTATTAACTGGAATCTAAGCTTGTCTTTCATTACTATACATTAATTTCTAGTTCACCATTGGCGGTTACAGATACATCGGCGTTACTATATCCGATAATATCCAGTTGTACGGAAATTTCGCGCCGCAATTCCGCCTCACGTCCCACGCTTTTTAAATATCTTTCCGCGCCAACACCCAACACCGGATTTTCTTTAAATTCACCTTTATTTGCCAAAACGATTAAACGAATGTTTTGATAATCGGTATTACCAAGCGTCAAACCTGAAATTATTTTACCGGAAGCGTCGCGGACAATATTTATAGAAAGATCGTCCGTTTTTTCATCTAAAAGAATTGCATTGACTTTCATTGTTTTATATCTCTATTTTCGTAATCTTCTGAATTGAACGGCATTGCCTGCATAGTAGTAGCCGAAGCCAAACTACCGGAGACAGGATGAGTATGAGTATTAAACTGGGTCACAAACTCATTGATTCTGTTAGTAAATTCACGGATAAGTATTAACCCGCCCTGACCGCCGCCATTAAATGCGATACCGTTACTCATAGACATTTCTGAATATTCCGTTTTGAAGATAACTTGGTCGATCTCTGTCATTGCCAGAACAAAACAATCTGTCGGCTCACCGATTGAGAGGCATAGCACATATGATCCTATCTTCGGGAAACCTACGATATAACTTACCAATTTGTCAACAACTGCATTTAAACGGCAATTAAATAAGGGGGGCATCCCGTCTCGTTCCACATCGCAAGTATGCTTGTCGCGGTCTACGCTGATAACCGTCCCGACACTTACGGTCAAAGACTGAGGTGTCATTTTGCTAAACAGTTCTTTTATGGCTTGTTCCGGTGTCATTGTATCTTATAACTTAAATCACAGATTCGCTCGTAATAGGCGTTCCCATATCTGACCGTTACGGTTTCCGCTAAATAACTTCCGTCTTGTTCTGGCTCTTTTGGCGAAATGATGTCTATCGTATCGCCCGCCATCACACGCGGATAACCAAAACCCGTAATATTTCCCTCAAAGCCGTTAAAAACAAGACGGTCGAGTTCTTTTAATGCCAGTTCCCGTAATTCAGCCTCGCTTTTATCCCTGAAATTCAATGTCCGCAAAGAAGCTTCTTTCTCCATATTCCCAACCTCGATACGTATTTTTTTTCCATTCGACAAATTAGATATGGCGCGGATACGTATTTTAAAATCTTCTTTCCGGCGAAAAGTCAAAGCGGATTTTTTGACATTCTTCGAGAAATTATATGTATGCCTTTTGCCTATTCCCCGTACATCATAGGCGAATTGAACATAAAGCGTCCCATCTTTCAGGAAAGAATAAAAACCATACTTTTCTTTCAATTTCTGCAACACTACCAATGTACTGGCGTTGTCTATCTGGAATGTACCCAAATTGACATCGGGACATTCTATTTTATAACCGGATGCAATTTCGGATAGTAATTCTTTGAGTGATATACTTTTCCAACTGCGGTTAAAGCTGTTTTTACGTAACAAGTAAAATGCATCGTCAAGATATAGTTTTAGCGGATAACCGCTTCCGATCTCGCGGACATAACCATTGAACTCAGGATATAATTCGCCGTTGTAACCTAATTCGAGTAATACGGAGTAACCCGCTTTAATGTATTGCAGAACCTCTTTATTCTTTAGTATGCCGTAACGGCGCGGAATGAGAACTGTTGCCGTATCGCCTATCACTTTGACCGATTGCTTTATTTCTGCCTCGGCAATATGCCCGAAAACAATACTTTGCTTGCTTTCGGGATTGGTGATTGTTAGCTTACTATTCAGGTTGAGGTACAACATATTAGTTACTAGTTACAAGTACAAGAGTAGACGGTTAAACAGTTATCAGTTATCGCATTCAGACATTGGCTCATTGGCATATTTCCACATTGGCTCATTAAATACCGTTTATGATGGAGAATTCGGCAGGCTTGATACTTTTCGCCTGTAATGAAAATTTGATAGTGTCGGGATAAGCCTCGACAGGCTCGACGGATTGTTCGCGGAAATAGATAGAATTGATTCCTAAGTCCTGAAATAAAGGGGAAATAACTTCTATTACATCGTTAACCTCGAAAAAACGCCTTATCTCTATCATTTTCGATTTCGGATAATAATGTTCGTCCATGTCTACCAGAAGCCCGCGTATATCTATATCCCAACTATTAATACCAAAATTTTCAACAATTTCAGATTCGTCGCCGTCATCGATAACGGTAATACCTAAATTTTTGGAACGGCGAAAAGCCACAAGAGGCGGCGGGGCAATAATACCTTCGGTTTCTTCCATCAACGAACCGAAACTGAATTTCAATGACTGCCCCTCGTATCGTAGTTCCATATCCGCAAAATTGTAATCGACAACCGAATACAAATGCAAGTCTTTATAATCCTTATCGTTGCTTTGGCGGATGTACCGTGAATTATTATAGGCTATCCCGGCGGCAAAAACGGCACGGTTCGCAATGCCCTGAATATTTGCACCTAAAAAACCGTGTACATCCCTGAACCGTTGGAAAATATCTATTACATATTTCATATTAAGCCGTTTTTAAATTGCCTGCCTAAGATACCTTTGTCCGCTAACCATTCGATCTGCCTTACTTTTTCCATCCAGATGTCATACGGCAGATTCTCCGGAAAAGGAATTTTAAAAAAATAGGATATCAGCGCGTTAAATTTCCGCTCGTAATCTTTGTTCTTGCTATCACCAAACAAGCGGGGATATTCGTCTATAATTTCTTGACGATAGCTTTGTGCAAAGGGAGCAACTCCATGATTGCAAAACAGCACGAGAAATAGAGTTCGTCATCACTTTTAACAATCTCTTTATGAGATAATAAACAGGAATTGACGAGAATATCCCTAGCGCGTCCCGGTTCGGTTGCCGCCCATTTATCATACTGGTTGTATACCGCGCGGTCTGGTATACGGATGATAACATCCATTGCTTTTTCAGGAACATCCGGGACAAGTGTCGCTATACATACCTTATCACTCCCGTATTTTTCTTTCCATGCGTCAATGTCTACTTGGGTGACGCCCGTTGGTAATTGATTTTCTTTTTCCATACTTATTTTGCATTATTGTAGTTTACACTCAGGACAAACATATCGTACTGGTATGCGAGTCCCATTTCCGTATTGATGGTACGCCCTTGCGAGGCAAATTTCCATATAACGGTGTCGTTGACTATCTCGTTATATTCATCGGCAAAGGTGAAGTTCGCATCGAACGGCTTAATGTCTATCAAGCTCCCTTTTGCGGCTTTTTCTAAAGAAACCCCTTGATTCATCATTAATGTAAGTGAACCTTCGTAGGTTTCTTTTCCCATACTCCACGAAGTAGGCTTGTGCGCCCCAATAGTATGGTTATGCTGATGTTCGCGGTTGGTATTATAGCTCACTTCGACCACTTCGTCCCAAATCTGACCTAGTGCGGTCATGATGGCATCTGCCCCGTCGTAAGCCTTACCGTTTTTAATTACTCTCATACTTACAATGACCTTTTAATGTTGACCGTTCCGTTTATCCGCCCGATGTTTCCCATCGAAACCCAATTGTAAAAGACATTCAGAGCCTTTTCGCCATACAGAAGATTGCTCTCCGGATCGACAATGGTTTCGCCTCCCGATATTTCCTGTGAATTCTGCATGATCCCGAAAACATCATTACCGAATCCCTCGAAATATTTCAACATGCCCGTTCCTAGTTTTCCTGTATCAGCATCGACCGGGACAGTCGATTTTATTTTCGGCAGGTAGGCTTTGTAAATTTCCCGGAATACTTTTGCATTTGTTCGGGACAAAGCAATAGTATGCTCATTCATATTTCCCTCGCTATCGACAATGACCGGGGTACACACATGATCGTCGTTGAAAACTACCTGACCGCTGTAATACTCTCCGAAGATGTAACCTTTACTATTCAATGTGTCAAGTTCCGCTTCCACATCCTTAACCCTAACATGGGAACTAAGCCCGGCATTTATCCATACCCCGCGTTGCGGGTTTGTAAGCGACATAGTTTCGACTTCACCGATATTGAAACTTACGGGTTGAGCCGCCATACAGCCGAGGACAGACCCGACAGCAGCATAATTCTTTTGCTTTCCATCCAATGTTTCGGCAAAATCGTAATCCTGACCGATCACAAGCGAAACTTGCGGGAATTCGATTTGCGCGCCGTCTAGCTTAATGTCCCTCAGATTGAGGGCAACTGCGGCAGCCCCTTTATAGTCCGCACCGGAAACGGCACAATGCAACGGGCGTTTTGTATCGAAACACCAGTCTGCAAATGTTTGCGCGGCTTTCATGGCAGGGAATGTTTCGGCATTCAACCCGTCTACATATTCACTTGTTTGAGGGATATAATCAAAACCAATGTTGAAAATATCACCGTTGGCATCGGCAATCATTTTCTTAATGGACTCGTCATTAATCAGATGAACAAAAGAATCTGCCTGAGCAACATTCAGTATATAAAGAGATGCGCCCGTCCCGCCTTTTCCAGCCATTCGGAAATATTCGGAAACATGATGGTGTAATAGCCTATTATCGGTAATACCAAAAGTTTCAGCTTCGGGCAAGCTCCGGAATTGCACGGCGACACCCGTTTCGAGCTTTCCCGCCGTGCCCTCTATCACGCCGAAAGCACCTACTAGGGCGGACGTATTTTCATATCCGCCCAAAATGGATGCCCCGACTTTGCCTTTTTGTAAATTGACCCTTTTATTCATCGCCGCTGTCCGTTTCTTCGGCTTCGGCTTCTATATCGGCATCGTTGCCAAAGTCGAATGTTTTCAACTTATCCTTTTGATTGTCTACCGACAAAAGGGCGTAATTATACACAGTGAAAAATTCACCCTTGGAATTCGCATATACGACACTTACCGTGTGCGCATCTGCTATTTTTTTAGCCTTTTCCCGCAAATCGGTTACGGCTTCTTTCTTTTTTGCCATTGTTTAAATACTGTTTAAAAGGTTATTAATCGTACTTACGCCTTATCGCTGATGATAGCTCCCAAATATTTGGCACGTTTCGGCAAAGCGATAAAATAGTGCCTGTAATTGAGGCGGTTCGTCTGGTTGTCGGGGTCTGATTTCGACTCTTTGAAATATTGCTTGGTTTTTCCTGTTTTCTTGGCAATATTCGGCACATAAAAAGCAAAAGAGGCTTCGAAGTCTTCACCATCGGTTGGGATAGCTCCAAAACTCAATTTTTCGCCGGATGTGGCATTGAAGAAAGGGTTTTCTTCCCATTCAAATATTTCAAAACTATGAACGTTGCTTATTTTACCCGTCTGATAATTGTAGTATTGATTTTCGAACTTCTGATCATTTTCCAGTAAATCGGAGATATGGTCAGATGACAGAACAAGGCGGCGTCCTTTTTTGGGAACCCGCAGCTTATCAAACATTTTCTTGAGTTTTATTATTTCAGACCTTTTCATGCTTTTACGCCCCTCTCCGGTTACAACCGCCCCTGTTGTTTTTATAACGGGTGTATTGTCGGTATTTTTCTGAGGCGCAATAGCGTGAGCCGCCTTAACATACTTAGTTCTCGAAATGGACTCCGTATGACCTTTCGTAACTTCATCGATCATATCGTAGCTTGCACCCATTGCCTGATCGTCAGTAATAGTAGTTACTTTGGATTGCAATTTGTCCAATGCAACAACAATTGTGTCGTCGTCATATTCTTGAACCGGGATCGGGTATGTTGTATTGTTAATCAATACTTCCACTTCAAAATCTGTTGTCGGGATATTTATCAGGTTCTTTTCAGTTTGTGTGCCTTCACCCATAACTACAATGGGTGAACTGATCTCAGCCACACCGTCCAGCCATTCGGCTTTGTCGGTAGTTTGCAGGTTCCTTTCGACCCTACCGACCCATACTTCAGGATAATTTTTTGCCATATCTTACATTGGTTTTTAAATGATTATTCTTCTTTTTTTTCGAAGTCGTGCCCGAACTCCGCTTTGTACAAGCGTTTATAATCCGCTTCCCGGTTCTTTTTCCAGTCGGCAAGGACACTTTCGCCCAATGCTACAAGCTCACTGAATGTTTTGGGGTCTTGCGTCTGGCTGTTATTACCGGAACCGGAATTATTGATCATGCCTGTTATAGTAGGCATGGGTTTAACCTTTGATAATACCATTTGTAATGCTTCGACACCTGCCGAAATACCGATTTTCTCGAATTCAGTGATTTCGCCCGGTGTTAATGAAAGAGGTTGCTTTGCCGCAGCAACCATCGCTTTTACCTGACTTTCTTTTTCAGTTTTCAGTTTGTTTTCCGCCTCTGTCCGGGCGGTATCAGCTTCCCGAATTTTGGCTGCCATAGCTTCGAAAATTGCATCGTCCGAGCTATCGGCGGTAACGGATGTCAATCCGTAATTTTTAATGATTTCTGATTTGTCCATGTTGATTTTTGATTTGTTTGAACTGGAATTGTTATTTTGTTCGGATGTTTCCATCAACGCCGCAAAACGTTGATACATCATTGTTGCAGACATGCTTTTAATATCTTCTTGCCGGGGCGGTTCGGCTTTGGTATCGACGGCACTAACCACACCGTCGATAAGTTTTTGTTCCAAAGCCTGCTTTGCTGAAAACCAATTGTCACCATCGAGCCACGCGGAAACCTCCGCTTCGGTTTTGCCAGTACGCCGTGCATAATCAAGTTTGAAGTTTTGCTCCATCGATTTGAGGGCGTTCGCGGCTTTCTGTAAGACTTTAGCAGTGCCCCAAGCACCGCCGGATGGCGCATGTATCATCAGAAAAGCATTTTCCGCCATGTAGATACGGCGGCAAGCAAGCATTATAATAGTCATCATCGAAGCCGCCACTCCATCGACATAGAGGTCGACTGGTGTGTTAGCGTTCTTGATTGCATTGTATATGGCAATACCCTCTAAAACGTCACCTCCTTTGCAATGCACATGCAGGTTGATAACATCGAGTCCCTGATTATCGAGAGCGTTTAAACGGTTTATAAAGTTGACTGCCGAATTTTCATTCCAGTCCCAAATCTCCCGGTAAATTTTTAATGTCGCCTTTTGCATTTTTATTTGTATTTATTGCAAAAATATGCAACAAATTGTTATTTTCTAAATTTGAATAAAACCCTTATAGATAATATTATAACGGTTAGACTAATTAGCTTTTAGTTGTATAAATATTCTTTATTAAGAAGTATTTTTGTATATAAATACAATAATGTTTATGGCAGAAAAACCTACTAAAAAGAGCGAACTGGAAAGACGGCGGTCATTGGCTGAGGACATGTATATACGGCTTAATATGTCCGGGCGCGAAATAGCAGAATATTTTCAGGTTTCGGAGCAAACCGTTTCCAATTGGAAAAAAGGACGTACGGGCGAAACTACATGGGACGAGCGCAAACGGGATAACCAGATAAACCCGCTAAAGCTGAAAGAAACATTACTCGAAGAAGCAAAAAATATTGCCGATGGCAATGAGCCGAAAATAAAGTCGGATGCGCTGTCTAAGGTTATGGCTGCTATAAATATGCTCGATAAGACGGTCAATCCCCGTACTGTAATGGCTGTATTTAAACTGTTTGACAACTTCATGGCGGAAACTAACCCCGAAAAAGCCGTTGAATTCACTACTTACCACAAATTATTCTTGCAACACCTGATAGCATTGGAATCGTAACTATGGGAAAGTATGATAAATTATTAATAGAATATGACAAGCATTGCGCCCGGATCGCAAATGCAACATCGGTACGTTTGGGAGAAACTCCCGCCGAACAAATAACACGAAAAAAACGGCTTGAAAAATCCTATGGTGACTGGTTTGAATACTATTTCCCGAATTATGCGAAAGTAAAATGCGCGCCTTTCCATATATTTATCGCAAACCTGATTATCAAAAGTAAGATCATCCGCTTATTGCTCGAATGGTATCGATCAGCGGCTAAATCGGTACACGTCAACATGGGTATTCCCTTGTACCTGATGTATGTTAAAAACGATTTACACTTTATGCTCCTGATCGGTCAGACCGACCCAAAAGCAAAAAAGCTACTTTCCGGTATACAAGCGCAATTGATGTATAACAAACGCCTGAAAAATGATTACGGCGAAAAATTTCAACACGGCGATTGGGCGGAGGGTGATTTTGTGACGGTCGACGGTGTCCGCTTCATGTCTCTGGGTTTCGGGCAAGACCCCAGAGGGGCACGGGAACAAGCGGAACGCCCGGACTACATAACTGTGGACGATGTAGACAGAAAGAAGCACGTTAACAATGACCGCCTGATGGGTGAGTATGTCGATTTTATTACGGAAGATGTATGGGGTTGTTTCGATGCTGCTGAAAATGGGACGGAACGGTTTATCTACGCCAACAACAACTTCCATAAAAACAGTATTACAAACCGCCTCAAACAATATTTTCTAACTGAAAAGAAACGCGCAAAGGAACAAGGAATAAAAGATGTATTCCATATCAGTACGGTTAACGCAGTCAAGAATTTGGAAACGTTCGAACCTACGTGGGAGGCTAAAACATCGGCGAAGTACTGGAAGAACAAGTTCAATACAATGCCTTACCGTTCGTTTATGCGCGAATATATGAATACGCATATCTCGGAGGGTAAGATTTTCAAGCGTGAATGGGTGCAATACACCAAGATTCTGCCTTATCACAAATACGACAGCATAGTAGCATACGGTGACTTATCATTCAAGGATAATGCCTGCCTCAAATCAATAGTGTTCATAGGAAAGATCGGTCGTAAATTTCACTTCTTACACATTTTTTTCAGGCAAACGACACGTCCGGGCGTTGCTAAATGGCTGTACGACATTTACGAAGATAAGGAGCTTGCATGTGAAAATATCAGGTATATGTTCGAGGGGCTTTTTGCTATGGATATGTTTGTCAATGATTTTGACGAAGAAGGGGACGAGCGGGGTTACTACATCCCCATAGTCCCATCGAAACGCCCTAAAGGGGATAAGGAAGACCGTATCGAGGCAGACGCGGGACATTGGGAACGCCGCAACTGCTACCTTAATGAAGCTGAGAAAGACAATTCAGACCAGATTCTTTTTTTCGACACTATGATGGCTTTTGAAAAAGGTGCTAAGATACCTCTCGATGGTCTGGACGCAGCTAACGGAGCATTGGCAGAGGTTAACAGGGCTGCAAAAAGGGACAAGGGTTACAAAAATGTAAAGACGGTGAGCCGTCATGAAGTAATATCAAAATCTAAAAACAGGTACTAATTATGGCATTTATAACAGATAACGATTATGATGTTCAGGCACAAAACGATGTGCTGAAACTACTGGACGGCTCAGATGATAGGCATCGTTTGCGGCAAGCCGAAAAATACGCGATAGGTGAAATTAACAAAAGGATAGCCGGGCGGTACGACATGGCGAATGTATGGAACAAAACAGGTGATGAGCGCGACGCATATATCGTAATGATAACGATCGATATAGCTATCTATCATTTGTATTCGCAAAAATCGCCACGGCAGATACCTGAATACAGGCAGATTCGTTACGACGCGGCTTTGGAATGGCTGCGCGATGTGGGTACAGGGGCAAACCCGACCGACCTGCCGCCGATACCGGAGGAAGATTATAAAGGAGAAATAAGGATTTGGTCTTTGCACAAACCAAACAACCATAAATATTAATGGATATGGCGTTTAAATTTAGTTTAAATAGGTTTTTAGGCTTCGATAAGGGTGTTTCCCCTACTGCGGTAAATATAACGGCTCAAAACGCACGGAAATTACCCAACGATAAAACGATTGTCGCCAAAATTATCAACGAGTTCCAAGACCGCAACCGGGCGGATATTCAAAAATGGCGGCAGGCTTTGGAGTTAGCCAAACAACCGAATGACCCGCGGGCATATGCTTTGCAGGACTTATATGAAAATCTGGAATCGGATGGGCATTTTATTTCGGAAAGGGAACTTCGCAAATCCGCAACCCTGAATACTGAATTTTCTATTATCAACTTACAAACGGGAAAGTTAGATACGGATAAAACAGAGCTATTCAAAGAGGAATGGTTTTATAATTTCCGTGAAGATTTGCTAGAACATATTTTTAAGGGTTTTACGGTAATGGAATTGACCGACCCGGCAAAACTTACATTCGATGTTATATCCCGCCGGAATGTGCAACCGAAATATAAACGGGTATTCCTCGAAGCTACGGGCAGTAATTTTATTCAATACAACGACCCGACATTCCTATACCGTATTGTTGAGATAGGAAAGGAAGCGAGCCTCGGATTAATGGGTGACCTATGCGGTCAATTGATTTGGAAACGGAATGCGCAACAATCGTGGGCGGAATTTTCTGAAAAATACGGGATGCCCCTTTTGACTGCCACAACGAACAAGACGTCGGAATCCGACCTGAATCAAATTAAAGCATTGCTCGACGCATTGGGCGAAGCTGCGCGGGCTGTATTACCGGAAGGGACGACAATAGATATTAAGCCGTTTACAGGAAGTGACTCGTTTCAGGTGTACGACAAGCAAATCGAACGCATTAATTCGGAAATATCGAAACCTATTGTCGGCGGTACTATGATTACGGATAATGGTTCGTCGCGGAGCCAGTCGGAAGTACATGAACGCAACCTCGACGACAAAATTGCAGCGCGTGACCGTATGATTACGGAATTTATCACCAACGGGCAAGTTATTCCTATATTGAATCATTGGGGATATAATATCAATCCGCAAACGGACAGGTTCCGGTACGACCCGTCCTTCGAATTGTCCCTCAAAGATTATTGGGATGTTGTTAGCGACGCTTTGGAGCATTACGATATACCGGATGAATGGGTAAGTAAAACGTTCAATTTCCCGATCGAGAAACGGAAAGATAAAAATAATCTTACTACTCCGGTTTCGGCAACAACAAAACAAAAATTCACCGCTCAGGCTTTTACTTCAAATTTCCGATAGGGGCAAACGAAAAACAATCCGCCACGTTTGCCCCGGACCAAGTGCGGGTTTTGTATGAACCTTGCCCTTGTTGCGGCGGAATGAAGCCGACCGCCGAAGCAACGGAGGACGACAGTTTCGACGATCTTATCCGGGAATTGGCAGACGCCGTATATTTATCCCGGAAACAACCTTATTCCCCGGAACTGGTACAAAAAACCGCCGATAAGTTAATCGATGCCGTAAGTGAAGGATATGGCGACTTATCAATCGATTGGGACACACCCGATCATGAAATGGTTGAAAAGTTGGTAGAAAATGTGTTTAGTTTTTCGGCGGCAAAGAGTTATCAGGAGCTACGTGATATGACTTTGGCGTTAGTGGACGACAAAGGGCGTGTCCGCTCGTTCGAAGATTTCGAAGCGCAAGTGATCCGGATGGGATATACCTATAACCGCAATTGGCTACGTACTGAGTACGATACGGCGATAGGTTCCGCAATCATGGCGGCACGATGGGTACAATACATGAGAGAAGCGGACACATTTCCGATGCTTCGGTATGCAACCGTCGGCGACGACCGTGTCCGCCCCGATCACGAGTTACTGAACGGAATTATACGGCATATACTATCTGAGTTCTGGAAAATATATTATCCGCCTAATGGTTGGGGTTGCCGTTGCGATGTAGAACAAGAACCGGGAAGCGATGCGCACGAGACAGATTTACCGCCAATACTGCCGGATATCCACCCGATGTTTAAAACCAATTTAGCGGAAACGGGTTTATTATTTCCCAAAGATCACCCGTATTATAATGGAGTACCGAAGGATATACTTAGGCGGGCGATGCAATATATACCGGAAGATTACGCTTTCCGTACTAAAAATGGCTTTGAAGAACATGCCATGTTGCAATATGAGCCTGAGGCGTCGGAGAACCGCCAAATAGCAAAAGTATTATCGGATAGCGGAGAAAAAGACATACGGCTGATGCCGCGCCTACATGAGAAGGAAACCGAACTGAGAGAGAAGATTTACGGAAGCGGGTATATTGAAAAGCATTCAAAAAAATGCCCGGACTGTTTTATCGGTCAAGAAGCGGCGGAATTTAAGGAATCAGGACGCGCGAATATGTCAAAACGTGTATTGGAAGCATCCCGGCAGGCGGATATAGTAGTATTGCGCGCCACCGAACCTTTGACGGAAGAATATATCGAAAGGTTCGTTAATGGTCAATGGGCGCATAGTGACAGGTTGAATGTAAAACGTATCATAATTGTAAGCGATGAAACGGTTTATAAATATGACCGCCCCTAAAAGCCAAAGCGAGAAACAACCGAAGTTATTTTCTCGCTTTGGGAGCGTCCGGGACGCATCCCCGACAACACAAAGATAATAATTTTTCCGTAAATAAATGATATACAGCGATGAAAATTTTATATGAAGCCTTATTAAAAGCATTCGAAGCGGAGCAAAAACTATTTGAAGAAAATTCCGAGGATTCATTATTCCGGGAAATCGAAGCCGAACCGCCCATCTATATCGATTTATACGACAGCCAACCCGATATGCCGGATCAGTTTGAAGGGTTCAGATGCCCGGCAGTATTTTTCGATTACTCGATAGCATGGGAACGCAATGGCATGCAACGTATCGGGACTTTGTCATTAGTGGTACATGTTCTGACGGACGCAATGGAAGAAACGACTAATATTTCAGGTTTGCCGGACGGTTGTAAAAAGATAGATTATTATGAGACAGTCGTTAATATTATTGAGGGGATCGCAACGGAGGAAACGTCACAACTAATTTTATCCGACGAAAGACCTGTTTCAACTGATTATTTCAATTATCACCAGTTGACTTTCAATTGTACAATCAGCCGCAAGATTAACAGGATACGTCGCTATATAAATGGAATTATCGAAAAAATACCGATTAGCGGGAATATTAAAGAGCGTTTAAAATTTGATCTTCCATAACAAGAAAGCCACTAAAACTTAGTAGCTTTATGTTTACATTTTAGTTATTTCAATTTTGGCTTTACCTGATGGCATAATAAATAATCCTATTCTATCGGGAGCTTGATAATTATAAACCCACTCATTTTTTTTCAAGTCCTTTCGCTGAATATCAGTTGCCCAATATTCAATAAATAAACGTATTATCGACTCAAAAGAACCTGTAATATCAACACGGTCAATCTGAAATTCTCCCGAATCATCCATAGGATCACTAACCGAATAATCAATTTTTAACTGGTAGGGTTTGCCTTGGCTTACTTTCTCCGAAACGATACTGATAATATGATCATTGTCGTAATCCTGCGATTTTTCAGTCATACCCATATATTCATCTAAAAAACTTACTAAACTTTGATGTGAATTATTAAAACCTAAATCACCACAAAATATAGTCAAATATTTGTGATAAGTCATACTGCTGGACATCATTTCCATTTGCGAGCGTTTTAAGCTCCGGTTTGTCGATTGACAAAACGCACAAAAGGAAGAAAATACAAAAAGGAATACCAATAGAACTCTCATATTCTCGTATTTTTCTCAATATTTAAAAATACTTTAATTAATTCGCCGAATGCAGACAAAACTAATCCGCCGATAATAGAGCTTATGCCTATCATTACATCTTTAGGAGTTATCGAGAGAAATAAAAGAACCAACGATATACCGGAAACAACTATCCCTGCATATAAGAATATATTTGCTAATATTCTGAGGAAAGTAAAATTTTCGTATTTTCTATTTTCATTCATCATTGCAAAGTTTTTTACAAATATATCAAATTTAAATAATTGTCGCCTGTCGCGCAAATCCAAATTCATTGCATAATCGTTTTATGGCTTTTGAATCCATTTTCGTGATCTGATCGTCACTATCATATAGATAGAATATGGTACGTTTATGGGTGTCAATTTTTACCCCCCCCATTTTCCGGAGCCGATAAATCATACAATGCATTTTATTGTTCTTTTTCATAGGTCTAATCATTTATCACATGGCGACCATGTTATTAATACTTCCACTCTCATTTTTTTGGAACCTTGACAACAAGGACACGTTTGTTCATCAGGATCGTCAATATCCTTTTTAAATTTAGACATCCATCCCCCATAATATAAATATCCTTTACCTTCACACATTTCGCAATCCGCCGTACTCGAAATTGTCGATTTCAAGCTATCAACATTTTTAGGAATATCCAATTCTAAAATTTGTTTTATCCTACTCATATCCGGTTTTATTAAATGTTTGGTTTTAAAATACAATTCGGTAATCAATTCGTCTCTAACATCCAAAAGGTTCTTGATATTTTCGATACTCTGTAATACACAAGAATGTGAGCGGTTATTCATTTGTGCAATCTGTTTGAAAGTATAACCTGCGTTCCTCAGTAATAACCAGTACACATGACGAGCCGCAACAACACCGGACTTTCTCGATTTACCGAGGATATCCGATTCCGTTACGCCTGTGAGTATGGAAAATTCAGACAACATTAAAGGACTAGAACTAATCATATTTATTTTCGTAATACTTCTCTTTTTCAAATTCCTCTTTATAATTATATGGATCGTCTTTATCTATTTCATTTTCAAATAGAATACACCATAAGACATCCCATCCGTCATATATCATTCTTCAAACTTGATTTGGTACTGCTTATCCCTTAAAGCTATGTATGCTTTTACACTCATATTTGATACCCACCAATTGAAAGCATCTTGCCCGGATTTGAAGTTTTGAGCGAACTTACATTCAGGATATGTATCTATAATCTTCTGAGCGGTATTAATATAAGCACGCATAACGGTCGGGAACAACAATAATTCTTTGACCCTTTTCCTATTTAGTGGACAACCTATGCAACCAATACGGTGTTGCGTTTTATAAACTGAACATTTTTCAACGCCTCTCATGGCTAGAAATCTGTCAACATCTTTGTCCGACCATTCAAGTATTATAGACAATAAGTTTTTATCACAACCGTTTCTGCATTCGGATGTAAATTCTATTCGCTTAGCACGTTTAGTGCTTTCTGCTTTTCTTATGCCGAGAATAACAACTCTATTAATTCCGTGAACCTCTTTTATATATTTGCAGCAAAAGCGGCTTTTACGGGTTGGTAGATTTTTCTTTTTCAGTATCAACTGAAACATTGTTAGTTCGGGTTTTATCCAAATGACGTCCGGATAATTGGAACGGATAAAAGACAATAATTCTTTTGGGTCAACAGATGTTTTGTAAAAATAAGCCTTAAATTTTACGCCTGCCATCTTTGCAAGTTCATATATAACTTGGCTATCTTTTCCACCAGAGAAAGCAAGATGAAAACCCTCGTCACTATATTTCAATGCGAGTTTTTCGGCTTTCTGTAAGACCTTAATTGAATGTTTTATTTTATCCTGTAAAGTCATTCTTCAAACTTGATTGATTGTTGCGCTTTCCTCGCATTTTCACGTTTCATTTTCGCTTCTTCCTCTTTTTCAAGTTCATCATAATAAGGTGTCTTCAAATAAGCGAAAAATGTCGCCCGGCTTATTTTATAAACCGGATAGATGTATTCAGTATAAATATATTCCGTCGTTACACCCTGAGCGTTATATTTGAAATACACTTCGCATATTTCTTTCACTCTTGATAAGAAGTTGTACCTATTGTAAGCCATGATCAGTTCATTATTGCGAGCCGCAACCGGGCTTCTTTTTTCATATTATGCCAATCTAAAAGTTTATGCACCTGCGAATTGAATTTTTTCAATTCATCCAGACTCATATTCGATAATGATTTCCCTTTGCCTGCAAATCGTTCGACAAAGCGGTTTACCTCCGACCAGTCACCATTACGCACCATCACATCCTGATCTTGCATCGCCTTTAATATTAAGCTCCTGAATCTTCGCTTTCTTGGTTCGTCCGGAGAAGATGTTTTATTACCCATCGCTTTTAATTTGTTTTCCATGTCGGCGAGCATAAAACTAAATCCACGGGGGTTCAAATTCTTAAACTCGCGCAACGATGAAGTTAAATTGCCACTATATGAAGCGACAATTGTATCTTTATCTGCATGAGGCATTTGTTTTAATAATGCCCAAAAATGACTAAAATCGCTCATAATAATAATTCTAAGTTTTGTTCCCACAGGCGGAGTCGAACCGCCTGAAAAAACCGCTTGGGATTATCGTTTAAATACTGTTTAAAGGTTTATTAAATCACGTTTTACATTAATTTGCTCACGTATTATCCTGAGGTTGCGTTTCGACACAGCTTTCGAGATAATTTCATTCCTGTATTCAGAGAGGCATTCAGGCAAGTTCAAATCGATTATTTTTTCCGCTTCTTTCTTCAATTGTTCATTCAACAAATCCGGCTTAGAAGCTAAATTCAAAGTCAACAATTCATCGCCTATACGGCTCCAATACTCCGCATAACTCTGCTTTTTGTTCTTTCTCCCCTTGATCATACGTTTTTCCATATTATCCGCACCAATATGGAAAATGCTGATGGCAAGGTGGTCTCCCATATCCGCTTTGTTATACAATGACTTTAGAAGAGTTATAATAGAATCGTGAACATCGCCGAATTCATCCAGTATTAATTGAGGTTTGTCGAGTAATAAAAGTTCGTTCACTATCTCGCTCCACAACTGATTGTAAGTGCCTGAACGCTCTAATCCTAATTGGCGCGCTAATTCCAAAATAAAATCTGTTTTTGTGCCATAATTAGAGCAATCGACATAAAAAACCGCCCCTCTGTATTTCTTCATAAATTCGTTGGCAGCGTAGGTTTTTCCAAAACTGGCATGGTCGCATAAAGCTCTGAACATTCCGTATTTTTTACAGGTATGTAAATAAGTTTGCATGATTTCAAAAACGAAAGTCGGTGCAGTCTGCCATGAATTATCGCCCAATAAATTGAAGTGTTGAGCAAGTTTTAACCAAGTAGAATCTTTGATTACATTTCTTTTTTCTCTTTTCTTGATGGACGAAAGAGCAGCTTTATCAAAAGGAACATCCAACAAGTTTTTTATGAAACGCGAATATTCCGCTTGCGATGTAATATTGCGTTCTTTCATGTCCATAAACAAGACATTTACTACCTTTTCTTTGATTTGGTCTGTAACAGTCATAATGCTTTATATTTGGTTAGTTTTTATATATTCATCAAAGCGATACTGCGGGCGTCTCTGGGTTCATCATTCATACCGTTTTTTATATCTTCTATTTTACCCTGTATCCGGTTAAATTCATCTTTGGGAGTATCGTACCAACCAAAACCGTCCGTCCCGGTTGCTCTCAGGTCATTATCATTCAAGATTTGTTTTTGTCGTTCCATTTCCGACAAAGCATGCTCATAGCCGTATTGTTCCCGCTTTTGTAGGAAAATTTTAAATTTCGAAGCATCGCCCGGACGGCTTTTCATGTCTGCTACACAAGCCGCATATTTTTCTTTTTCATGAGCTGTCGCTATCAGTTTCTCGTTCTGATACAGTGTTATAAAGTCAGGGTTAAGAGGATTTATGCGGACAGTGAATTTTTCGCCCATATAATTCCTGTTAAATTCAAAATCACCGATACCGTCGACATCCGGGACTATATATTTATGTTTTTTAATGGTAATGCCTTGCTGTTTATATTCATACGGTTTTGGAAGTTCCGCCATAAACAAACTGATTTTCTCAAAATAATTCAATTGTTCCCGGTCACTATGTGCCGACATGTAACGATCTATTTTCGAATTGCCTACAAACTCGCCGTAAGCGTTACGTTTTTCCCCTCTTTCGTTCCATTTCTTCACCGCTTCGTCAAACATGGCGATTACATCATGCTCAGATTTCAATAATTCTTTATTCGCTTTGAGTTTGGCTAGTAGTTCCGGGTTTGCCTTTGAGTTTAACGACCGGGCAGTAATATTCGCACCTTTAAATTCCTCATGGTATCTTAAAACCCGTTGTTGAAAATGTCCTATATAAGTTTCTATGTATTTTGATTTTCCCGAATATGGCGTACAAGGAAAATGAACATGGCTCATGTTAAACATGAGGCTTTGTATTGCCCCGCTGATATTGGCAGAACTATTGTCGTATTGCAACTGATAAGGTTTATATCCATATTTATCAATTGCCATTTTCATAGCTTCGGCAACCATACCAGTACTTTCCGAAAAAGCCACACTATAACCAATGATAGCTGAGCTATAAACATCAGCAACGAAATAGACGTACAAATCTGATTTTATTTTTCCATTGGCATCCAGATAATAAAGCTGCATGCTTGTTCCGTCGATCGACCATAAAGCATCTGGGCGGCTAACCGGAGCGCGCTCGATTTGAGGCATTAACAAAATGTCAACATCCAGTTTCCCGTGTCGGGCAAACATCCACACTTGCTTATGCTTCGGCTTGTTTAAATGCTGTTTAATTGCAGAAACCGTCATTTGGGGCAATCCTTTTTCCCTTGCCTCGGTATTATAAAATAGCCCGATATCTTCAAAGGAATATTTTAATGGATTTCCCGCTAAACTCATTAAAATAGCGTGAACTTTAGTATTGATTTTCTCACGGTTCACATTTCCAAAATATCCTCCGATAAGACAGTCTAATCCATCACGCGCGTATTCGCGGGCTTTACGGTCTAAAGTACGTTCGCTATTGATGGGTTTAGGGAATTTTACGTATTTTGGTTGTTCGTTTAAGCAGCGTTTAAATAACTCTGACTGAATCTCTTTAACCGATGTAAAACCATATCTGCGGGCGGTTTTCACATCCATTTTGCGCCACAGCCTCAACCACCCCGCAGCCCTAGCTATTCGTTGAACCTCTTGCGGTGTGAACAAACCACTTTTTGTTAATGACATCACCTCAGAGGGGTCAACCTCGACCATATTGCTTAGGTTAGAACACAAATCATCTAATTCTCTGTTTAAACGTTCCGCCTCTTTGTTTTTCACCCATAAATCCGGTTCAACACCACCACAAAGTATAGTTTTGATTAATAGTTTGTAATTATCCCTCAACGATTCATAATGCAAATATACCTTGCGCCCCTCTTTATGGTGCGCCCAACAATACACCAAACCCTTGCGTTGTGAAAGTAAACCGTCTATTACAGTACGTTTACTAACCCCGCAAGATGTAAGGTCGTCAATTGTTGCACAAAGTATGTTTTTATGAATAATCAGCATTTATTGTTTTTTTCCTTGTTCCCACAAGCGGAATCGAACCGCCTGAAAAAACCGTTTGGGACAAATAATCTAAATCTTATCTGAAAGAGTACATTTATAACTTTGACTGATTCGCCTCTTGCCGAATATTTGCCGAATATCTTTTCGGATTTCTGATAACCTGCTCTGTATTTTGTGTTTTGGTTTATTGAAATATTCTGCGCATTCAGTTTGTGTTTTACCATTAATGACATTCATTAAGAATAATCGGTAATCAGTTTCACTAAACGATGCTTTTACAAATGACAAAATATCCTGTAAAAGACCTTTTTTCATTCTTAATGAATCAATATCTTCTAAATCATTTTCGGTGTTCAGATCATAAGGTAAATCTTCAAAATGCGGGGTGTTTTTTACTGCTAAAATATAATTTGTATAATATGCTCTGGAAAAATAACTTACATAGGATTTTATAGTAATATTTCCAAACATGAGCGATTCACATATTCTTATATATGTATCAATAAAAACAGTCTCATTATAATAACCTTTGTCAATAAATTGCAATCTCATTCTATCATGGTTATTTACATACCAATTATTGAAATCCCTGCATTTATTAGTTTGGCTTTCATTAGGAGTAATATTCTGAATGTTTTTTCTCATCAAATATTTTTTACCTGTATTTTGTCCTTTAGAATTACCTAATATCATAATGAGGCTGTTTTTTATTAGAGTTAATTAAAAGAGTCTTGTAACCTACAATCTTCCTGTGCTTGCAAATCCTCCTGTATTTGCTCGTATTCCAAATGCGAAGCCAGTAATATCAAAAAAATGACTATTAGCACACAAACAATGTTTTTCACATTTTTCTTTTTCATGGCTCATTTATTAAATTCTCAACCGACATCCGGCTAAGTGTAGTGAAGCTTCCGTCAAATTTCCCGGTTTCTTCATTATATGCTTTAAAGCCGTAACCCCATCCAACTGACGGGCAATGGCTCCAACCGGTATATTTTACCTGCACCCTTTCCACAGGTGACGTGTAGTTATACACAAATCCAATTTTTAATTTTGCTGTTTTCATATTGTTATTGTTTCGGTTAGTTGTTCCATTGTTCTGAAATAAGTTTCCGCAACTTGGGCGACATCTTCCGAAATTGTTCTGCTTCCGTTAAGCATTGCTCTCACAGTACAATATTTCAGATTGTCGACACCTTTATCCCTGCATCTTTTCTCATATAAGTCAAAAATGCGCTTAGCATCCCCATGTTGTTTTTCTGATATTTTATGTGTCATGCTTTGTATATTTAGTTATATTTGTCCTATTATTGATACAAATATATAGACAATTGTTTACAAAAACAAGTAATAAACCGACAATATTCGATAATGGAGGAAAAATCTATCCATCGCCTATATAAATATCTAGATTACAAGGATATTAAACCCACCAGATTTGAAAAGGATTATGGCTTTTCAAACGGCTATTTTGGTATACAGTTAAGGAGAAATGCAGATTTAGGAGAGTCCATCTTAAAAAGAATAGTAGACAATTGTCGAGACTTAAGCCCTGCTTGGCTTCTTTTAGGTGAGGGAGAAATGTTAAAAACAGAAAATAAATCCGTATCTAAATCCGTATCTAAATCCGTATCAATTGGCGAAATCGAAGAAAATACAACTAACAAAACAAATTTGGAAATAGACCGTTTAAACCTACTTACAGAAAAAGAAATTACCCGTTTAAACGAGATCAACAAAAGGAAAATGTCATTATACAAACTCAAAAACGGGAATGTAGAAATTGACGAACAATTGATTCCTTTGTATGATATTGAAGCTTCTGCGGGTTTTGCATCTATTTTCAGTAAGCAAAACAACTTTATCCCGATTGACTATATAAGAGTACCCAATGCGCCTAAATGTGACGGCTCATTACCCGTCCGTGGAGACTCTATGTATCCAATAATCAAGGCGGGGGATATTGTGTGTTATAAAGAGATTTTAGACTTTAAGAATGTTCGTTATGGGGAAGTATATTTGCTTTATATTGACGATGGAGACGACGAATATATTACTATAAAATACATTCAGAAATCGGTCTTAGGAGATGATTATTTTAAGCTGGTCAGCCAGAACCCCAACCATCAGGAAAAGGACGAGCATAAATCACATATCAAAGCATTGGCAATCGTTAAGCTTTGGATTCGCTTCAATACTATAACCTGA